TAGCGCCTGCTAAAGGGAAGTCACTTCCCGGTAGGGCTGCTGAAGGTTCTGTTTCTGATGTTGTTGGTGCTAAAAAGGGCGGCATGATTAGTTCTGCCTCCAAGCGTGCTGATGGCTGCGCAACCAAGGGCAAGACCCGTGGGAAGATGGTGTAATTATGCCTGATGGTAAAGCCCCGGTTGAAGGTCGTACCGCTTACATTGAAAAGAACATGAAGGATGGGGTTCTTAAAGATGTTTTTATGGGTGTTAGTAAAATTGGTGATGCCGTTGGATATACTCAGGAAGATAAATACAAGGGTAAGACCAAAGAAGAAATTGCTAAAAAACCCACGCCTGAGAAAAAGCGAGCCGGTGGAATAGTTGGATCAGCCTCCAAACGTGCTGATGGATGCGCTCAACGGGGTAAAACTCGCGGGAAAATGGTCTGATGCCAACTGTTAGTAAAAAACAGGAACGCTTCATGCAAGCAGTGGCTAATAACCCAAAGTTTGCAAAAAAGGTAGGCGTGCCAACGTCCGTAGGTCGTGAATTTACGAAAGGAAAAGACATGAAAAAGATGAAAGCAGGCGGTATGCCTATGGGGTCAGACGGCAAACCTACTTTTGTAGGTGATGGCAAAGGCAAAATGAAGCACGGCGGCAAGGTCAAGAAGATGGCTGGCGGTGGTTTGGCTGCTGGTCACAAGACCGCTGACGGCATTGCTAAAAAAGGCAAGACCGCTGCCAAGGTTGTCAAGATGGCTAAGGGCGGACGGTACTGCTAAATGAGGCCAAGCCGGGGAATGGGGATTATCAACCCCTCTAAAATGCCAAAGGCCAAGACGATCACCCGTAAGGATGATCCGAACAAGGTCAAGATGTTTGCCAAAGGTGGTGAGTCTAAGGTAAACGAGGCTGGCAATTACACCAAACCCGGTATGCGTAAGTCGTTATTTGAACGTATTAAGGCTGGCGGCAAGGGCGGTGCCCCGGGTCAGTGGAGTGCTCGTAAGGCTCAGATGATGGCTTTGCAGTACAAAAAGGCTGGCGGTGGATACAAGTGAAGTGGTCGGACAAGCGTAAAAAGTCTGTTGACTGCGATAACCCAAAAGGTTTTTCGGAGAAGGCACATTGCGCTGGACGTAAGAAAAAGATGGCTGGCGGTGGGTTGGCGAAGTCTCAACAATCCCTAAAGGCATGGACTCAACAAAAGTGGAGAACTAAGAGTGGCAAACCTTCTACGCAAGGATCGCAGGCTACAGGGGAAAGATACCTCCCAAGCAGCGCCATCAAAGCGCTCTCCCCGCAAGAGTACGCCGCGACCACCCGTGCCAAGCGAGCCGGTAAAGCAGCAGGAAAGCAGTTTGTCCCCCAGCCTAAAGGGGTGGCTAAAAAAGTTGCTCCGCATAGGAAAATAGGATGAGCACAACAGGGACGACCTCTTTTAACCTAGACCTCAATAACCTCGTAGAAGAGGCTTTTGAGCGTTGCGGTGCCGAGTTGCGCACTGGCTACGATATGCGTACCGCCCGTCGTTCCCTAAATCTTTTGACGATTGAGTGGGCTAACCGAGGTATCAATCTGTGGACTATCGAGCAGGGTGCTATCCCGTTAAATCAGGCTCAGATTACTTATGCCCTTCCAGTAGACACAATTGATCTAATGGACATGGTGGTGCGTACCCAGACTGGAATTCCGCAGTCAGACATCAATATCAACCGAATTTCGTCCTCAACCTACGCCACAATCCCCAATAAAAATGCCCAAGGTAGGCCAATTCAGGTCTGGATTGACCGTCAAAGCGGGGCAGAAAATGTGACTACTAAGACGTTAGCAACGACTATCAACTCGTCTATTAATACGATCACGCTCAGTTCTGTAGAGGGGTTAAACTATGTCGGGTTTATTAAACTTGGCAACGAGACTATCGGATACAACGAAATATCAGGGAATACTCTACAAAACTGTGTTCGTGGCGTAGATAACAGCACTGCCGCAGGGCATACCGCAGGTGCCATTGTGACGGTGCGAAACTTGCCAAATATTAATGTCTGGCCTGCCCCAGATCAGTCTAGTTTCTATTCCTTTGTTTACTGGCGTTTGCGGCGCATCCAAGACGCTGGGAACGGCGTTAATACCGAGGACATCCCTTTCCGTATGCTGCCCTGTATGGCGGCTGGATTGGCCTATTATCTGTCGTTAAAGATCCCCGAAGCCATGGGTAGGATTGATATGCTAAAAGCGTCCTACGAAGAGCAGTGGTTGTTAGGTTCTAGCGAAGACCGTGAGAAGGCGTCGTTACGCTTAGCCCCACGGCAGTATTTTTATTAAGGTGGGTTATGGCTGGGCCTAAATTTGCTTCTGGTAAGAAAGCGATAGCGGAGTGCGATAGATGCGGATTTCGGTATAAGTTAAAGGAACTTAAAAAATTAGTAATCAAAACCAAAAACATCAATCTTCTTGTTTGCCCTACCTGTTGGGAGCCAGACCAGCCGCAATTGCAGTTGGGGATGTATCCGGTCTACGACCCACAGGCGCTGCAAAACCCACGCCCAGATACGACGTACTTACAGGCGGGATATACAGGGTTACAGGTGGACAATATAAACCCACCAGATCCAGAGAATGAAGATGCTTTTGGATTGCCCTCTGGGGGAAGTAGAATCATTCAATGGGGCTGGAATCCTGTTGGTGGCTCAAGGGCAAATGATGCTAGTCTTACCCCAAATAATCTGGTTTTGAGTATTTCACTTGGAACCGTAACAGTAGCAACCACTTAAGGAGTTTAAAATGGACATGAAAGCAGCATTAAAGGCTCATATGAAAAAGAAGGGCGCTAAGGCTCATCCGGACGCTAATGTAAAAAAGTTGGCTAAGGGTGGTAAAACTAATGCACAGATGAAGGCCATGGGGCGCAATCTGGCAAAAATTGCCAACCAAAAGAAACCCATGTCAATGGTTCGTAAAATAGGGATCTAATATGGATAAGCCAGTCAAACAAATACCGATTGTGCCCAATAACAACGGGTACCCAAACAATGTGCCTAATACTCAAACCCAGAAGACTCGTGGTACTGGGGCAGCAACCAAAGGTACTGGTAATAGCAAGAAGATGGGTTAATGAACTACACGCAACTGACTGCCTCGATTAAGGCTTACTGTGAAAACGACTTCCCACAGGCTGTGGGAGCGGGTGGTCTTACGTCCGCAGAGCAGATTGCTCGGTTTGTGCAGCAGGCTGAACAGCGGATTTATAACTCTATTCAGTTTCCAGCCCTACGGAAAAACGTCACGGGTAACGCCACGGCAAGTAATAAGTACTTGGCTACCCCGGTGGATTGGCTGGCTACGTTTTCTCTTGCTAGGATTAACGCTGACGGGAGTTATGAGTACCTACTAAATAAGGATGTGAACTATATCCGTGAGGCATTCCCGTTCCCCGCAACTTCCGGGCCACCGACCCATTACGCCATATTTGATGAGAACACGTTCATCCTTGGGCCGACCCCAGACGCTTCTTATAGCATGGAGTTGCACTATTTCTACTACCCACAGTCGATTGTGACTGCCGGTACGTCATGGCTTGGGGATAATCTTGACTCGTTGTTACTTTACGGCTCCCTGCTTGAGGCTGCGGCATTTATGAAATCTGAAGCAGATACGGTAAAAAATTACATGGATCGGTATAACGAAGCCTTTGCAATGGGCAAACAGCTTGGCGAGGGCAAAGATCGTCAGGATATGTATCGCACGCCGCAAGTACGGTATCCGGTGAAATAACATGGCATTCCAAGGCAATTTCACCTGTAACTCGTTCAAGGAAGCCTTATTTAAGGGCGATGTGGACTTCTTGGTGGATACCATCAAGATCGCCCTATACGACAACACGGCAACTCTAAACGCTTCGACTACGGCTTATACTTCGGCAGGTGAAGTGGTAACGACAGGTTATACGGCTACAGGGAATACCCTAACCCCATCAGTCACACTTGGAACTGACGGTATAGCCTACGTAGACTTTGCTGATACCTCTTGGACTGCGGCTATTACAGCCCGTGGTGCGTTGATCTACAAAGATGGTGGCACGGCTATCTGTGTTTTGGACTTTGGTTCAGATAAGACTTCTGCTACGACGTTTACCGTGCAGTTCCCCGTTAACGATTCAAGTTCAGCCCTCATACGATTAAATTAAGGATAAAGATGAGCACAGCATTAACAGGCGTTATAGGTAAACCCCCCGTAGTCACGGTCAGTAATGTCCGTCCTTTGGAAAAAGACCTGTACCGCATGATGTGGGAGAAGCCTGAGTATCGCAATGTAGCCCCGGGTGAGGGTGCGGCGTTTGATTTTATGTCTCAGGCCAAGCCTCCCCGTGGTGCTTCTGTTATCGACCTTGGCTGCGGTACAGGCCGTGGGGCTTTAAACCTAGCCTTCTTTGGCGGATTAGACGTAACGATGGTTGACTTTGCTGACAACTGTTTAGACCCCGACATCCGTCCCATGCTTGAGACCCAGAGCCAT